ATGTTTCGAACCTTCATCCGCCTCCGTGGCGGGAGGACCCATGGCGCATAACTGTGTCTACCAGTGCGCCCATCCATGCCCCGCACCCAAGCTCCTTCATCCCAACCGCCATTACCCCATTCAACACCCTGAATTGTGCCGGCGTCAGTTGCGACGCCACGTATGTCCTAAACGCCTGCAACGCCGCCTCGAATTCCGCATGGCACGCCGCGCACAACACCCGCACCTCGTTCACCTCGTATTCCCAAGGCAAGCGGTCCTGCTCGTAGAAGTTGTGATGCGTCTGCAACCCATGCTCAGCTCCACACACCTCGCATCGTCCCCCCTTTGCTTCTTTCATGCGCTGCGTGAAGGTGCGCCACTCCACCGTGCTCAACAGCGATTGATAACGCGCCTGACGCACCCCACGCAGGATGTCCGCTGGCGTCTTCATCCCTCACGCTCCTGCACCCCGGCCAGCTTCGCCTTCAACTCACCGATTCGCTTATTGCATTGCGCCAGGCGACCCTCGCTCTCAGCGTCCAACTTGTCCCCGCCTCGCACCTTCACCGTTCGCTTGACCCCAGCGTCGTCCGTGAACGTGCTCTCGTGGTATTGCGCCTCCCGCTTCGCGCCACGCAACACCTGGGCCTTGAAACCCTCCACCTGTTCCAGCATCCCCTTCAACTCACTCGGGAACGCACCGGCCGGGATCGGCCCGAACATGCTTGAAGCATCCTTCAAGGATGCTTGCTCCTGTCCTCCTCTTGTACTGTCCCTTTCTCCCTTCGCCCTTTTGCCCTTTTCCCACCTCGCCGCAGCCGCTTTTTTCGCCCTTTCGTTGTAAGCGGAATGATACCAGTTGTGCTTGCCCCAATTGTGGATCTGCAACGGCTTCTCATCCAAAAACCCAGTTTGAATCAACGCCCGTAGCAACTTCCGCGGACTCCCGCCGTAGCCGATGGCCGATGACAAATCCGCCGCGCTCAGACCCTCCAATACCCCGCTCGGCCGATGGTCCGCAGCGAACGACCAGAGCCGGATCGGTATCCACAAAGCGTCATTGCCCAGCATCTGCCTTAGCCGCGCCGTCTTCGGGTGCGACCAGTAGGTGCAGAGAACGCGGGTGAATAGGCTCATGGCGCTTCTAGGCTCATGGGGGCGGAGTGGTCACCATTTTCATGCCTTTTTCCGTTAGCGCACATACGTACCTGGATTTGTCGTGACCGATTTGGCAACGCTCGAATTCCGTGAAGCGCACGTGGCCCAGCCGCGCCATGACCCGGAGGCGTCCTTGAAGTATGTCGTTCGCCACTGTGTCCAGGGATCGGTAGCGACGCCCACGCTTATTCCACGCTTCTTTTGAACGTGCGAAGAACTCGGCTGGAATAAGCCTTCTAAAGGCCACCTGGAGTGCGTGCTTCCATTTTGGCCCGTCCTTCAAGGCTTGTCTGATCGCCCAATTATAGTTTGGCGAGTTTCTTGCACACTTCTGCAATCCTTTTCCGCGTGTCTGCTTGTTCATTTTTATCAGTGATTTGAAATGAGGAAATGCTTTTCGCTTTTTCTAGAAGCCCCTCCCACCTGGTCAAACAACCTAAAAACTGAGTTCTTTTAGGTCTCCGATGCTGAAGTAGCTCTTTCTGCCCTCCGCCCATCTTGGCTTTCCAATCCGCAACTTCGACGTGCTGATCGGATTCGCATGCCGTCGATTTGTTGATTCTGCGAATCAAATCCTTCGCCTGCTCGACATCGGCCCCGCAATCGATAATGTTGCGAGCCGCCGCGTGCCTGACGTTTACGAACTTGATGCTAGCCAGCCCTTCAATTGTTGTTTCTCTGAGTTTTTCCACTCCGGGGATGCCGGCCGCTTTGAGCGATGCGGCTGAGTCCTGTATCCGCTTCACCCTCGTAATACTGTCAGCGGTGAGGACCATCCGCTCGGCTGCTTGCTTTGTACTCCAGCCAAATCTCTCCATGCCCAAGATAGCCGACTGGATTGCCTCTTTGCGGTCTTGCGCGATCCCGTGAGTCCGGTTGAGCATTCTTGGCAGCATTACCCTTACCTGCTCGTCGACATCTTCTAAAACGTAAGCTTCGACGGACTCTGCCCCGATTGACTTCGCTGAATGCACCCTGTGATTACCACCGAGGATTATGAACTTATTTCCCCCAAGGTGCAAACAGACCAAACGCTCGAACACATCGCCGTTGAGCATTCCGTTAGCGTAATCTGTGACCCTTTCATTATTCAGCACGCAATCAATCCTGGCGTTGTTTTTCAGACTTGCCTCCAAGTCGATGTTCTTGATCAGGACTTCTGCTATCCGTGGTTTGACTCCCATGGATGCCATCTGCATTTCGGCGGCCGTGTCATTCTTCCAACGTAGTTTTATTTGCATAGGTTTTTTTGTTTGTTTGCTCATTTCACACCAATTGCACTCCTCTTTCCCTAACAGACCTCGACAGTGAACCGGCCAAACTTCGGCCGCCAGTCCCCGGGGAGGATTCGTGCGCCGGCATCAATGCAGGCTTGGAGCAAGTCCGCTTCGTTCAGGATTTGCTCGTCGTATTCCAATTCCTCCGTGCAGGAAATCAACGCGATCATATCCTTCCCGCGCCTCTTCTTCTGCGCCCCAAGTTGAATACACCGCTCAATGGCATCCGAGAGAATGACCGGGCCGTGCTTGTCGTTCCAATAGAGTCCTCCCTCCCATTCGAGCCTTTTTCGGCTACCCTTCTTCGTCGGTCCCTTGTGCATGATGATAGGTCGGATACCCGTCCATTTGAGTTTCAATGTTTGCATAGGTTCTCAGCGGTCACACCAATTGCACACTCCTCCCCGCAAGCCGCAGAAACACCTCGCTCTCGCACAGTACATCCTGGCTTGCGTATTGGAGCACCACCTCTAGTGATTCCTTGCTCCCGCTCGCCAGCAGTTCCCCCACCTGGCTCCCGTCCATCAGCTCCTTGTGGTTCGGCATCCCGAGCGCGGTCAACACCGTTTCCAGCGACACGAATTCCTCCCGCTCCACGCTGAACCGCCGCGCATACTCCCGCATCGTGTCGAACACACGCACATCGGGACTCGCCAGCAACCCGGGCAATTGCAACCCCGCCCGCAGATACGCGAACCGCAGCCGCGGCAAATCGAACCCCCGCACATTGTGTCCCACCACCAACGTTTCCCGGTCCGTGAAGTTGTTCAGGTATTCCCGCAAGGCGATCAGCATCGCCTTCTCATCCGCGTAACCGCCGACCAGTCCCCACGCCCGGTGTTCCACCTCCAGCTCGCACACCCCATGATTGTGAAGCAGCGACACCGGCCGCTGACCCGACGAATCCCGAAGCGCGATCACCGCTATCCCCGCCGAATCGAGCAGCGCCAATTTCTCCCGCTTCTTCTCGAGCGCCTCCAGATACCGACGCCCGATCGTCTCCGGCTTCCAGGCTTCATTCGGCTGCCAATACCGCCGCGCCCATTCCTCCGCCGCCTCCGGCCGCCCCGCCTCCGTCTCAATGTCGATACAGAGCCACTCAACTGGATTCTGTAGCGGCATCTCTGGCGAGTGCCGCAATTCAGCAGCTTGCAAAGCGTTCATTGTTCGTGGTTCGTTGTTCGTGGTTCGTTGTTACGACTCTTTCTAAAATCACAAGCCCTCCTTTTGTTTTCCCGCAAGTTTTCCACCCGGCGGCCTTAAAACAGAATCCAGGGTTAACTGACCTGATCCGTCCCGCATTGACAAAGGTATAATGCCGCAGACGAGGCCACACGAAATCAGCGATTGCGTCAGCCTGTCGGATAAGCTCAGAACTTTGGTGCGAGGATTCGTTTCTAAAGCATGCGCAGTTGACGCCTTGCTGCCCCGAATCATCAATGAATCTTCTCCAGATAAAGAAGGCATCGGCTTCCCATGTGCGGAGCACGATTTTTTCACCCGGGCCGCAGAATAGGCGCGGTTTTCTTCCTTCGGCGTAGTGTCGGCGGCTATAGTGCCGGGCAAACAACCGTTCAACCTGGCGGTCTCCGTCTTTCGTAATCCACCATCTCGCATTCAATACCTCCGCCCCCATCCTCTCCCACCGCCTCCGCCCCAACCGCCGCCCCCATTCTGTTGCCTCGGCGCCCAACACTTCACCGGCCAACCCGCCTGCATGAGCTGTTGAATCGCCCCCTGCGGATTCGCCGCCGCCTCCGGCCCGAGCTGCAAGTAGCAAGGCACATCCCCATTGGGCGTCGGAATCGAGATACTCACCAGCAACCCCACCGGCCGTAGCATCGAACCGGCGTTCGCCGGAAACTGATTCTGTAGCGGCGAACTGGCGTTCGCCGGAAACTGTAGCGGCGAACTGGTGTTCGCCGGACTCTGAGTCAGCCCAGCCCGCAGCCTGTCCAACTCCGCCGATAATTCTTCAATGGTTTTCATTGGTTCGTTGTTCATTGTCGGTTCGCCGCGGCGTTATCCATGTACTGCTCCAGCGCCTCCTGTAATTCGAACCGCGTCTTGCCGCTCCCGAAGCAAACCGGCGCGCTCATGCTGTTCGGCCCCTCGCGCCATCGCGGCTTGTGCCTCGGCAAGATCCCGTTCGTGTTCACCGCCACGATCAACCCGCACACCGGACATTCAATTTTCGGCTTCGTCTTCATTTCTTTTCGTAGCGGCGAACTGGCGTTCACCGGATTCTTCTATCCCCTGTGCCACGGCTCCAAATACCGCAGCCCGACAAATTCAAATACTTCCTGCTCCGACTTCACTGCGTGCTGTTGCCCGCTCCCGATCTTCGTGAACCCCTCCCCATACGGATTCCACTTCCACCCCTGGTCCTGCGCAGCCATGCAAATCCGCATGTTCAACTCCGCCGGCCCCGTTCGGCACACCAGGTAGTTGACCAAGGTCTCAACCGTCGCCGCGAAGAAATCCACCGGCATCCCGCTCGCAGCGTGCACCGCCAGCTTGTTCTTCGCTCCCCACGTCGTCGCCCCGCGAACGTTTTCCCGCGGGCGAATCGTTCCCTGCTCGAGCAACCAATCCAGGTAAGCATCCACCTGGTCGACAAGCGCAGTCTTCGGCGGCAATAGCAAATCGTCCGATGGCACTTCCACCGGCTCCAGCTTCGGGACGTAAAGGATCTCGACGTCCCCCACCTCTGGCTTCCGACGCCGTAGCGACCCGGCCACAATCAGCCGTTCGCACCGCTGCTTGAGCCCGTCGCACAATTCCTTGGCGACCGCCACCGCCTCCGCCCGCGGATATTTTCGCTTGCCGCTCATTTCACCCGTAGCGGCGAACTGGCGTTCGCCGCATGTTTTAGGCGTTGGTAACGGACCGAAGCAGTCGTCACTCCCAACTCCGCCGCGATGTCGGCATCTGCACGCTTCCAATCCATCGCATCCCATTTAGCTCGCCTGATAAGCCTGCTGCCTGGATTGAAGTGGCGACTGGCATGCTTAAGGCAACGACGGCCTCCCAACCAGCTAGGGGACGCGCAGAATTCGCACAACCCTCGCGCCTGTTGTGCGAGTTGCCACTTCCGTTGTCTGGAAAGCGGATATTTTCGCTTGTCGCTCATTTCCTCGGCCATTGAATTGGGAGGGGCGAACTGGCGTTCGCCGCAAACTTCAAGCACCGCATCTGAAACGCAAACCCCAGCGACGCGCTTTCTTTCTGCAACCGGTAAGCGCACCCCGGGCACGTATTCGTCCAAACCTTCGACCACGGCTCGAACATCCGCCCGCAAGCTCGGTCGTTGCACCGAACCTGTAGCGGCACTTCTGGCGATCGCCGCACTTCCGCAGTTTGCAAAGCGTTCATTTTTCAATCGAGGTAAACTGTGTTCAACAGGGTTTCGCCCTCCATCGGCGGGTCGGCAATACTCAGCGCCTGCTCAAGTCCGAACTCGCCTTGCAGCTTCCTACTGCGCGCCTTCCAGTTGATAACTTTCAGCCGGACATAATAAGGCGGCTGGCACCCGAACTTATCGCCCGCCACGGCGTGAAAGGACACAAGCCGGTGCGCGTTCGTGAGCTTCTTCGCGCTACCGTATAGCACGCCGATTTTCCGATTTTGTGGAAGTGCGTTCACTTGCGTAGCGGCGAACTGGCGTTCGCCGGATTCTGAGCCGCCGACCCGCGTTCCGTCTGCCAGGCCAGGTTCACAATCGCCGCCCCGATGAACTTCAATTCGTCCACCGTGTAATCCCAATTATTCCCCGCATCGCAAAACACATGCAGGCTCCACGGCTTCTCTGGCAACCCGGTCGGCTGCAACTCCACCGTCACCTCCCGCCACCCCGCCGGCGAACAGCTCAGCTTGTGTCCCGGGAGCGGCGTCTCTGGCGAGCGCCGCACTTCCGTCCCATCAGTTTCTTCAATCATAAAATTTGGAATAATTGTCTCAACAACCACACCGCGCACAAAAACACATGCAAGACCACGTAAAGCCCGTAACCGCAAAACCCCGCCGCCCGGCCGATGGATTCAAGCAGGCTCATAGGTTGTTCAGTTGTTCAGTTTCAGCGCGGGCCGGATGGAATCCATTACATCCGACCCGCGCCCTTGTTGGGGCTCGACTGGCGACGCGCAGAGCCGAACCGCAAAGCAAAAGCAAATCGGGCGCGAGATGGCACAGGAGGAGGTGGAAGGAACCACCCCGCGCCCTCCGTAGCGGCGCACTGGCGTTCGCCGCAAATTGCGTTCCCCGTTTTCATCCTCCATTCCTCCCGTTCTGATTCATCGCCTGCTCGAACGCCTCATTGAGCCGCGCCTGCGCTTCGTGCGACCCGCCTTTGTCCGGATGCGTTTCCTTCGACCGCTGGTAGTAAGCGGACTTGATCGTTTCCGCGTCGGCGTTGACAGCGACTCCTAATTCCTTCCACCACGACATCCCGGACGTTTCCCCCACGCCCGGTAATTGCGCGTAGCCCGCGAACGCTTGTTCGATGCTCCCCACTCCCCAACGTTCTTGTCCGCGGAGCGCCTCCACATGCTTGGCGATTGCCCATAAGTTCCGGCTCACTCGATTCCACTTGTCGCAGGCCAGGACCGTCGGACGGTTCTTAAGCTGGAAGTAAACCGCGATGCCATGATCGCCGGGCTCCGCCTGGTTGGAGTAGGGCTTCCCGTCCAGCCGCGCCTGTAGATTTGAGCTAATGATGATGTCCGTCGCTCCAATCCGCCGAAGTTCAGCCACCACTTCCTCGCAACCTTGGCCGATGGAAATGCTCCGATATGGATCGTCCCGATGCTGCCTGGAGAATTTCGACCTCGCCCAGCCATCCGGCCACGACAATGGATACGATTCCTTCGGTGGTGCTACAGTTCTCATCCCTGCCAACCCTCCGTTTGCATCTCCTCAAACCCATCCGGCAACGGCAATAACTCGTAGACATCCACCCCCAACAACCGGATCGGTGTCGCCCGCTTCCGCTCGCTCTTGGATACCGCATTCCAATTACCAATTCGTCTGAATCGGATTTTCCCCGGCTCGAAGTTCGGCAGCTTGAATTCCCCGTTGAACCAGTGGCCGGGACTTGCGAATCGCCGCTCGATGCTCTCCTCCGAGACGCTCAAATACCGCGCCGCCTCCTGCACCGTCATCCAAAGTTTGGGATGCCCTTCCATGGTTTTCGTAGCGGCGCTTTAGAAAGCGCCGGACTTTTCCTGCTTGTGGTCCGTGTGGAAATACAACCGGTAAGAAGTGCAACGCTCGTTCTCGCACATCCACACCTTTGAATACCCGCGTTCAAAGTAGCGGGTCCGAATGTAAACGGCCTTCCGCCCGCATTTACGGCAGACGGTTTGCCCGACAGGTGACAGAGTTATCTGGCCGCGCGAACATAGCTTTCCCAGGGCTGAGTCTGGCTTCGCTATCTCAGCCGCCCGCGCGGGTGACGCTCCATGTCCTGTCGGGTTGATGGGAGGCAGGGCGACACTCGCCGCCCCGCATGAATCTGCTCCCGCAGTGAGCGCACTACTATTCGGCCCGCGCTCGTTGGCGTTCGCATTCACGGCTCTAGAAGCCGCAGGGTTGCGATAACCCGAAACCGCCAGCGTCCCGGCGGAAAGTGTCGCGGTCAGTATCACGTTCGGGGAGGGCACTCGTTGGCCCGTTCGGTTTCGCATCAGTGGCTTATAACCGTCCCTACCCAGTCCTTTGGGTGGCTTCGCGCTTTCGACTACAGACCGCGACTGTCGTAGCGCTTCGCCTCGCGATGTGTGAATTCCGTTCATTTGCTTCGCCCCTCCCGTATCCGAATCAACAACGCCGCATCCGCCGGGCTGTCCTCCATCAGCCCGCGCAACATCAGTTGACGCGCCAGGTAACTCGCGCTCTTGCCCCGCCGGCACGCGATGCGACCCAAAAGTTTTCGCTCCGCTTTCAAGATGTTTACCGTGAAGTTGCAGGTGTTGGGGTGGATCGGGCTGGTCGGCATGACTCCGAGCTTTTGCTTCGCCCGAGGTGCTCCCTCAGAATCGTGCGAACCACGGCCGCCTTGCTCATGTCCAGCCGTGCCGCTTCTTCGCGTAAGAATTGATCCACTTCCACCGGCACCTCGGGAATGTTGATTGTCACCCCGTCCAGTGGCTCTTTGCGTCCGTTCGTTGTTTTCATTTTCCTTTTTGGAAATCAAAGCGCGATATGTCCCGACGTGTTCGGAACTACGTTTTTGTTTAACCATTCGCCGCCGAACCCGATGCGGAACCATGAGAAAGTCGTATTGCCCGCCGAGTGGACGCAGGGCGCCGAGTGCGGTCGGATGCGCCAAAGTTCCCAAGCCTTCGCGATTGCTTGCTCGAAAGTCCCGGCGAATACAGAAGCCGATCGGGTCATTGCGGGAGCTGCGTCCAGTGTCGTTATTGTCCAGTTCGTTGTTTTCATCTGGGGAACTTTTAGTGAGTTTTTAGTAAACTGTCAACAACTTTCTTGCTTTATTTTTCAAAGTCTTTTAGCGTCCCTTCATGGCAACGGTCCCGCTGTCCCCGGGAACCACGAACCTAAGCGTCAATGTTGACGTGCGGCTCCGTGAAGAACTTGGCAAACTCGCCAAACGCGAGCGCGTGTCCCTTAGCGAATACGTCCGCAGAATCCTCATCTACGCCGCCAAACACGGCGCCCGCCTCGACGACGGCGTTGTCTTCGCCGATACCGAAGCGGCCGCGCTGAACGAAACCAAAGCGCCGCCCCAGCCGCCGCCCTCGCCACCGAATGCCCCGCGCGATTACAAAGTCCAACGCAAATGATTGAAGCCCTCGGTACCATCGGCGTCCTGCTCGTCGGGTTAGTCCTCTTCGTCCTGTTCATCGGCTGGATGTTCCTCCCCTTCCTCATCATGGGCACCAATCGCCGACTCGACCGCATCCACTCCGAACTTTACCAACTCCGCCAGGCCGTCTCCACCCCCACCGCCCCGACGCCAATCGAAAACCCCTACGGCCTCGCCCCAACCCCCATCCCCCCGCCCCCGCCGTAGCGGCGAACTGGCGTTCGCCGCAAACATCTCCCCATGTCCTACCGCCGGATCGCCGACCACATCTATCGCGACTCCCGAACCGGCAACCTCTACGAACGTCCCATCATCGCCGGCCGCCGCACCTGGCGAAAACTCGACGGACACACCCTCAAGCTCGCCCGCGAATCCCTCGCCCAACGCCGAGCCGACGTCGCCCGTTCCAAGCTCGGCTTCGCCCGCTCCCCCTACGCACCGAAGCCACAACCGATCGGCGAACTCCTCGACGCCTACGAATCCGCCGGTTGCCCCGACCGCCGCGGCGTGCCCCGCACCGGTTACGCCCTCCACCACGAGCAAGCCCGCATCAGTCTCCTACGACCCTATTGGTCCCAGCTCCGCGAACTCCACCCCATAACCGACCCCCGCCGCTACTTCGCCCATCGTTCGAAGACCCGACGCAACAAAACCGCCCACGGCGGCCGGGCCGTTGACCTCGAGCTGGCCACGTTGTCGAACGCCTTCGCCCACGCCGTCCGCACGGGCAAGCTCCTGGTGAACCCGTTATCCGAGCGCCCCCGATTCCAGACCCGCCCGACCCGCCATTGCCGCGACTCCGCCCCTCGCAACGCCGACGAACTTCACCAGCTCGCCCGCTACCTGCTCAGCTCCGCCAAGCCGTCGACCGTCCTGCTCGGCTGGCAACTCCTCCTCGAAGCCTTCACCGGCTGCAGGACGTCTGAAATCCTCCGCCTCCGCTGGGATGCCAAGAACCATGAGCCCGGCCACTTGGAATTCTCTCCCTTGGAATTCTCTCCCTCTCCCCCATCGGGGGAGAGGGCCGGGGTGAGGGGGCGGCCCGGCTGGCTCTGGCTGAACCGCTCCAAAAACGGCTGCAACCCCTTCGCCCTTGTCCACCCTGCCCTTGCCGATTGCCTCGCCGCATTCGCCGCCTGGCGCTCAAAGCAGCCCGGTCTGAGGCGCAACCCCGTCATGCTCCCAATCCACCGCCAAAGCCTTTCCCACCGCCTTCGAAGTCTCGCCCCGAAGCTCGTCGACCACCCCGTCACCAGCCACGGACTCCGCTCCTACTTCGTGACCGTCCGCCGCAGCCAGGGCGCCAGCGACGCCCAAATCGCTGCCGAAATTGGCGACCGCACCGGTCCCGCCATCATCGCCTGCACCTACGGATCCATCCCGCCCAACTGGCAAGGCTCCCCCGGCCTTGACTGGCTCCCGACGTCCGCCGACGTCGCTTGGGCCGCGCTCCAATCGCTCCATGTTCCACGTGGAACCCGCCGCATACCATCCGGCATACCAATCCCCCGCTCCCAGCGCCTCCCATCCCAGACCCTAAACCGCGCCATTCCCTAACAAATGCGGCCAAATCCCCCCACCGTGCCCACCCCGCAACCTGCCTTCTAAGCAGAGGGTCCCGCGTTCGAGTCGCGGCGGGCGCGCCAACGGATTCAAGGGGTTACGTCTCTTCGCTGGTCGGGCTGGAAAGGGGCGGAATACCTTTTGGCATACCTTCCGCCTCCACTTTCCGGATGGTTACGCTCTCCGCTTGGCACCGGTCGAGAATCCATTGAACGGCCAAGGCCACTTCCGCGGGCGAATGGGGGATTTCGGTCCAGAGCCGGCCGGGGCGGCCTTGCCAGGTTTCTTCCACTCCGGCTCGCCTGTAGAGGATTTCGTAGGTCGGCCGGCTCACGGGCTGATTTGCAGGATGTGCTTGTCCGCGGTGCCGGCGTGGGCGAAGACGATTAGCCCATCGTCCGAATGGGAGGCGATCATCCCGTAGGGCAAGGTATCCGCGGCCATCGTCCACTTCCCCGCGCTGTCAATCCACGCGAACTTGAAGCCTTGCGCGAAGTCGCCGTCGATGTCCTGGAAGTGCCCTCCGAAGTAGAGCCCGCCCCCGTTCATCGGCACGATGACACATTGCTGCGCGATGTCGTGTGACCCATACCACGGACTGTGCCCGAGGCAATTAGCCTGCTCGCCGCGCACTTCGGCCACGACCCAGCGGGAGTAATACCGTTCCTTGCCCGGGATGGGATAGGTCGGGTCGTTTACAAGCCGGTCCTCGAAATGCAGGAAGGCAATCAACACTCGGTCATTCAGCGCATCCCAAACGGCGGTCACTTGCGGCCATTCGCCTCCGGGCGCCAGCGGTCCGCTCTGGCTGTTGAGCCACGATTCCTTGAACGGCCCGAGCGGACGCAATGCGTTTCCGACCGGGGCGAAGATTTGCAAGCCGATCTTCGCGGAGGAATCCATCTCGGTGAACGCATAGAGCGTGTTCGCCGGTCCGCGACAACAAGTGATGTTGCGGGAAAAGATTGGAGTGCTTCCGTTGGTGAACTGCGAAGGGTATTGGAACCGGTCGCACCACCATTCCCCGCCGTCCGGCCGGTAGAAAGCGTCGAATACGCTGAATGGCAGCGGAACCGGCCAGCGTTGCGGGTTGACCAGGCAGACCCCGGCGAGCCCGCCGTCGAGCTGGGTGTAGCTGGAAAAGGTCGAGTAGCGGTCGCCGAAGTCCGCTTCGGACACCTGTTCGCCATTCTTAAAATGGCCGATGCTGATGTAGTGCCCGGCAAGCATCGAGGTGCCGAGGATGAATTGCCCGTCCGCGATTCCCTGGAAGCCGCTATCCCGCGGTTGCAGGTCGGATTGCAGGAATTCCGAACGCACTTCGCCGCTCGGGTCGATGCGAACGAGCATCAAGCCGAGCGCGCACGCCCAGCCTTTCTTCGCATCTCCGACGATCCGATGCATCGGGTCGCGGGCGTAGGGGAAGGTGGCGATGGTTTTAATCATGCAGCAGAATCCGGCGAACGCCAGTTCGCCGCTACGGTCGGTTAGAATCTCCACCGCACTCCGCTGGCGAAGCCGTACGTGTTGCTTCCGTTCACGTCCGCGTTCAATTGGCCTTCCAGGAAGACGGCGACTCGGCGCTTCGTTTTGCTGAGCGTCACTTCGATGCCGGCGCCGGGTTGGATGAGCCACTTGTCTTCCCTCAAGCTGAACGTGCCGCCGAGGAATCCGTAGGGGCTCAGATATTTGAACGGCATTCGCGCCGTGAGCCGGCCGCCGATGGCTTCGATGGTGGAACCGTCCACGTCCAGCCCTTCGTGGAAGACGCGAACGTCCGCGCCCCAATTCGGGTTGACCTGGTAGCCAACTCCGAGCCCGTAGCCGAATGTCTCGGATTGGAAGTCGGGCGTGGTCAGGGCAAGGAAGGTGTCGGCGTAGAGGTGGCCGGGGCGGTCGGGGGCGGCTTGGCCGGCCAGGGAGGCCGCGAGCAGGGCGAGGATCAAGGCAATGCTTTTCATTTGTCGTTCGTTGTTTGTTGTTCGTTGTTCTTTGAAGGCGGCGTTTCTTTCGGTTCCACGCCGAGCAGGCCGCGGAGCGGGGCGGGGAGAAATTTTTCCAAGCGGCTCAGACCCTGGTTGTGAAGCAGCCAACCAATCGCCCAATAAACGACTCCGACCATTCCGAGCCGGACTTCGGGATGCGCCACCGTGTAATCCACCTTGGAACGGTCGCCCATCAGCACTTGCAATGTGACGGATGCAGCCAGTGTCACCAATGGGATCAGGCCGTTCGGCACTTGTGGGATTGCCTTGATGACGTAGCCGAGCACGAGCACGCCCGTTACCACAAGCGCGCCCGTGGAGAGGTTCCCGATTTGGTTCAGCAGGTCGTTGATGAGTTCCATAAAGTCAAATCAGTTTCCCGAGCATTGTCAGAATGCGTTCAATCAACAGGCCGACCACCCCGAGCAGGATCGCCTGTTGCATCCGCTTCCGGTTCCTCATCTCCTCCACCAGGCCGCGCACGGAATGGAGCAAGCCGTCGTGGTCCCCGTTCCCACGAAGCATCTTGTCGTGTTCGCGAACCATGTTAACCAAGTCCCTTTCGCTCTCTCTGTTCACTGCTCGTCATTGGGGATTTTCATGGAGTCACCTTCGCGGTGCCGGCGTGGATGTGCAGGGCCGTAGTGGTTGCCGATGGAAGGAATTTATAATCCAGATCCGTGTCAGCAGTTGTATCCACCGTCACGGCCCCGGCAACCATACGAAGACCTTTCAGCACACCGCTCGACCCACCGGCCGAGCTTGGAACCCATGTGAATCCCTGGCAGTAGAGCGAACCGGAAGCGCCGGTCGTCCGACAAGTAACCGTGAAATGCGATTCCCACTGGTCACCGGCCGCGGCGGACCAGGTCATCAGGTTCGTGGCCAGCAGCGAAGCCCCGAAATAAACACCGTTAGTTTGAACAGGGGAACCGGCGCCGAAGTATTTCCCGAAAAGGTCCACTTCGATGCTCATACCGGGCTTCCAGAAGTTGGCTGGAATCGTCCTTGTGCCGAGTAGATTGGAAAGACAGGAGGTTAGCGCGAGGGTGTTCGTTATCACGATGTCGTTCGTGATAACGAACAGACGATGAGGAACTCCAACGGCAACTCCGAAGGGAGTGATAGCAACGTTGCTTGCGGTCGCAGTGTGATTGCTGGACACGCTCAGAAGCGCGGCGCCGTTCGTCGTTTGAACCTCGAAGGGATTCGCCGTCGAACCGGTGAGCGCACGGACAAAGAGCGTGTTGTTGGAACTCACCCCGCCGACCACCGTCCCGTTCGTGGAAACCGTTTGCGTGATGTTCGTGGCGTTCCCGATTTGGGCGTTTGCGGTGAGCGTCGCTTTGCCCGCGGTTTGGTAGACGTTGACGTTGGTCCCCGTTCCGTCGAGTGCTCCGATTGCGTTCGTGGCCATGGCCGTGACGGGATAGGTCGCCGCGAGGTGCCACCGGGAATCGGCGCCGGAGTATTCGAGGAGCGCCCAGCCGTTGTTGACTACGGTCACGTCCGAGCCGTCCACGGTTTCGATTCGATTGGCGGGAACGGGGTCCACCGTGTTTTGCGCGAACGTCGCCGAAAATCCGAGGTCGTTGTGGATGATGACCTCCTGCCCCGGAATGCCCCCCGATGTCGCCCCGCCGATGAACCCGCAGAGCGTCGGCGCCGCGGTCACCGTGCCGGAAAGCCGAACGTAACGATTGCTTCCCAGCGGGATCGAGATGTTGTTCCCGTTGGCGATTGTGGAAAGAGAGAAGTGCGGGTAAGCAATGGCGCCCCTGAACAGGTTCGTTGTATCCGCCATCGTGTTGACGTTGGAGTACTGATTGACCGAAAGCGTGCCCGGGACGTATAGGCGTTGGAGTGCAGTGCCGATTACGTTCTGATTCGTGGTCGTGGTTCCAACGGATGTTCCACTGCTATCCACAGTTCCAATCGCAGATGAATTGGTGTGGGTCGCCTGTGCGTTTAGACCCACGGCCAAAGACCGGCCTCCGCTGGCTACACCGCCGATTGCTATATCCCCAGGCGCGATCGCATTCGCCCCTGTTCCGAGTGCCGTTGCTCCTGTTCCCGAGGCCACGGATGATCGTCCAACCGCGGTGGCTTCTTGCGCGGTCGCTGAGGCACTTTCGCCAATGGCGGTGGATGAATCCATCGTAGCTTCCGCACCGGATCCAACTGCCGTTGAAGCATCGCCGCCCGCGAGGGCACTTGCCCCCGCTGCCGTAGCTGTCGAATTGGTTGCCCTGGCCGAAGTTCCCAACGCCAGGCTGTTCGCATTCGACGCAAGCGCGCTGTTTCCCACCGCTACGCTGAAATCGCCCTTCGCCAAAGCATTGCTTCCGACCTGGAGCGAGTTGCCGCCCAGTCCTTCGCTCCGAATCGCGTTCCCGAAGTTCACATGGTTCGAGGAAACGCTGTTGATGTTCGTCACCGAAGACGTATAGCCGTTCGTCAATCCGACCGCGCCGGCCGCCGAAGCTCTGAGCCCGCCGGAATAAAGGACCGGCGAGGTCACGGTTTGTAGCGGGCTCGCACCTTTGCTCAGGAAGTTCGAGAGCGGGCCGGAGTTGGTGTTGAAGAAGTTCGTGGCGAACGTGTTCAACTGAGCCACGATGTCGCTCGCCTGGTTCGTCCGGTTCGTTTCGCCTACGATGTTCGCCCCTGGGTAAAGCATCGTGAAGGTGGACGGTCCGGTCTGCGTCGAGAGGGTCAGTAAGCCCCAGCTCACGGATGCACTTATTCCCGTGATGCTCCCCGATAGCGCGCCGCCGAGCCGGCTGCGAAGCACGATGTTCGAGGCAGCCCCGGTCACTCCGGCATCGGGCATCAGCGTAACGCCGGTAATCGGGAAGGCGGCTATCTGATTGAACAGGTTGGTTTTGGTCGCGTTGACGCTCGTCAGGTTCGTCGCGACCGTGAGCGCGCTCGTTACGTTCGTGAACACGCGCACGGAGCCGTTCGCGGTGAAGCTGTTCGAGGTCACCGCCCGGTTCGTCACGGTGATTGTCATCGTGATTACTTGGGCGTTGGCCGTCTGGATTAGGAGCGCGGCACTCGCCAGAGCTGCCGCCACAAATGTCTTCATGGGTAGGGTAAAATCTGGTCGATGGCCGTTCCGTTGTCGTCCACTCCCCATATCCGTTGGTAGTTTCCGCTCGGCGAAATGGCCACCTTTTGAACGCCCTGGCGCATCACAGGTGTATCGTAAATGCCGTCGCTCTCTTCCGCGGTTCGGTAAGTCTTTGTTGGGTCCGGGCTCGTGGTGGTCGGCTGGGCAACGGAGTTTTCAATTGTGATTTGCCGCTGGTAAACCGTCCTCCAGACTCCGCCTGTTTCGGCCACGGCGATTTGGATGTAAGCCGTCATCGAGGAGTTCGAGCCGATGTAGGTCGACATCCCCGCCGTGTTCAGATCGAGAACCCCTTCCCAATAGTTTTGCGAGGCGTTCTGCGTCCAGGTGGATTGCTCGGCAAGCGGCGTCGCATCGTCCAGCGTGTCGTTGATTGTGACCCGAAGGGAAAGATTCGAGATGTCGACCCGGGAGAATTCGTCCGGCCCGAGCGTATCCTGCGCGGGCTCCAGGAGGTAAAGGCGGATGGGAACCGATTCATACTTGAAGAAATGCGGGAAAACAAACTCGCCCCCGTTCAGCTCGCCTATTTGCAGGCGCTTCTCAACCCAGTTCAGGAACGTTTTGCGGTAGGCCGTAGCCATCGAACCCGCCGCCTATGGTGCAAGCCGGGGGTTGTCAAAGCCGGACTCCTAGCAGGTGATTAGAGAGTGAGCCCCATCGGGCGGAATCAGCCGGCGCTCGGTCGATGCCTGTTTCCCGAACGGGTCCGCCGAGATGTCCGCGTTATCCAGAATCGCCTGGGGGATTCGCGGCGGGACTGACTTCTCGATGCTCTCCGAAAATCCCCTGGTGCAGTCGATGGCCGTTTCCGGCACGCCGTTGTAATCGAAGTCGCCGAAAGCCCCGCTGACTATCTCTCCAACTGGACCATAGAGAACCCGCTTCCGCACGAATGTCAGGACGACGTTCGTCCTGAATTGCTCGGAAGTGGTATCGCCGGTGAGCGCCCTGAAGCCGAATCCGCTAATCTCGAAAAAAGCCCTCGACGGTGCGGTGCTGATGAAGGTGTTCCCGGTCGAAATTGAACCGTCCGCTTCAATGAATTGGCGTTGCAGAAGGAATTGCCCGGCAGCCGGCGGAGCAGGCCACACATCGGCATTTGCGTAAACGGTATTCCAAAACAGGTCTCGATACGCAAGGGCGTCGAACTCGGTCCCCTCCATCGTTCCAACCACATGCTCGGTTTCGATGTCCAAAGGGTTTTGCGGGTTAATCCAAATCCAGTCCAGACTGTAAGTCCTTTCTCCGAAAGTAATGTTCACCGGAGTTGCGCGCGCTCCGCTCCCGACCGGCGGCCATCCGGCGCTTTGCGACACAATCGTTCGATTCGGATCTCCGCTTCTCCTTGTCAGATTAAAGCTATCGTAATTCCACAATACCTCCCGATGCAGGCCGAGTGCTTCGGCCCTCACTCGCAAGCGCGGATAAATAACCCACTTTGACCCGAGCGGGTTCCTCCAACCCGCGCAGGCGTTATCCACGAAGACTCCAGCCGTCCCCAAAGAAGTCGCGGGCGAATGCCCTCTTTCGAGGAGCGGCGAACGGATGACTTCAAGCAGCGCGCTTCGAGAAAAGGCGTCTGGGAATGGCGGCTGCATTCAGTAGCGAGCCCACTCGCGAGCGTCCACGTTCAGATCGAGCCAGGTCAGAGCCGTGCTGGCCACCGTGACGAGCGTCCCGCCTTCGGGCTCCGTGGCGTAGATGATGTCGTTGACGGAATAGACGGGGATGATGGCCTGATTCTCGGTCGTGGAAGTCGCCGCCCGGCTCGCTGTTCGGAATCCCGGCGTCGCAAGGTAGGTGTAGGAGATTACGAAATTCGTTCCGTTGAAATTGTAAGTGACCGCTACCCCGTGCCACCCGGTCTTTCGCAGCCGCCACGGCTTTGCAATCTTTACGGCAGTCGTGCCGAGGTTCGTTCCGTCCCACGTCTTCCCTTCGATGTAATCATCGAAGATCGCGGTGAGCTTGTATTGCTGGACGCTCGAGCCGGCCTCGGCGGGCTCCACCTTGGGGACTTCCACCTCGAGCTTCGTCCCGTCCGAGGTCCGGTGGAGCCGGTAGCCGGGCGCTTGCGCGAGCCGGTTCCCGTTCACGGCTTCGACGACCTTGTTCAGCTCGCGCTCTACGCGGCCGAGTGGGCGGCTTAATCTGACGCGATGAAGTTTCATTCCGCTACCAGCCGGCCGGGCCGTTTGCCGGTTCGTAGAGGAGCAAGGACCATTCGGCAAGGATGAACTCGCTCGCCTGCTCTATCGTGTCCCCGGTGTAAACGATGGACGATGGGCGCCGCCTCCAGCCCCACGCCACATCGTCCCAATCCGAAATGGGCAGGCTCCCGAGGTCCGGCAAGCTGAACGCCACCGCATCGGGTATCCCGAGCTGTTCCGTCGTGTAGATGAATCGGCCGTCCAAAATGGAAGCAACCGGCAGCGGATTCTTGCCGTAGAACCCGACCCGCCGCGAACGCCGAAGCACGATGTATTCACGCTCGAACCCCGGCACCCCTTTCCGCAGGTGCGTCACGACCCGTGCCTTTACCGTGCCCGCGGTCAACCCCACATTGTGGTCGGTGACCGCATCCTCGCAGAACTTCCGATAGGTCACGTCCCCATCGCCTAGCGAAGCATCAAATGAATCCGCGTCGTCGCTCACGGTCTTGTGACGGAAGATGTCCTGTTCGATAAACTCGCTGGCTATCTCGTAGCGCACCGATGCTTCCAAATCCTCTTCCTTGTTCAGCGGTTGGCGGTCGAACGAGAACCCGTTCCCGCGGTCCTCAATCATCGCCTCGTGACTGATTCCCTGAACCCGGAATTGACCCGACTGCCCCTCGATGGCTTTCGCGCTCCCCGCCCACGTCCGCTCCAGGAAGTAGGTGCCGGTTGTCGCGTCGAACGTGAAGCGCCGGTTTTGCAGGTGAGGACCGGGATGGCCTTTGACTTTGTAGCTCATTGAGCTTGTTCGTTGTTCGTTGTTTGTTGTTCGTTGCTCACAGTTCGCCGCGGATGTTAATCCCTCGCATCTCAAGCGTCCGTCGCAGTTCCTTCATTTCGCGCACAAGCTCCGTGAGCTTCGTTTGCGTCGCATCGTTTCCGCCGCCAATCGTTCCACCGATTCTCCCGAGCGCGTCCGCTTGCGGAAGCCTCGGCGCCCGCTCCGCCCCGGCCGCCCGAATCAACTTCTCGAAATTGAATCGCCTCTGCCTTCGTTCCCCGGCTTCCACGTCTTTCTTGAATCCGAACAGGAACCCGTCTTCCGGCGCTTCCTCCTTTGCCGCTTCGTCGGCTGCCTGGCCCACTTGTTCCCTGCCCTTCTCCACTCCGCGCGCAATCTTCTTGTTCATCTCGTCGATTGCGCCGAAGCCGGTAATCACCCGGAGCCACTTTGGAATTCTCGATTGCTGCGCTTCCCCGAATCCTTCCTTGAATCCCTCCGCGAAGTTGGTGAGCGTCTCGAACCCCGTCTTGAGCTTGCTCAACAGGTCGTTCGCCAGCTTCAACACGAACACAAGCGCCTCGGCGAATGGTCCGCGCAATTGCCCCGTTAGCGTTTCAAATTCGTCTCCGAGCTGTTCCAACGGTCCGATGAGTTCGTCCCCGAGCACCACCCCGGCATCCCTCGCGGCCTGCTCCAGCTCGCCCAGCCCTTCCTTCATCGCCGGGAGCAATTCCGCTCCGGCCTTGCCGAGCAGCTCCGTTACCATTGCCAGTTCACTTGCCCCGAAATCATTCGTCTGGAATGACCGACCGATCTCGCGGAACAGGTCTTCGAGCTTGAGATTCTTTAGCTTCTCCCCGTCGATGCCCATTGCGCGGAATACTTGCGCGGCTTTGGATCTTGGGTCGGCGAGTGCTTCTTGCCGCGCCTTGCTCAAATCCTTGAACGAACGGACCACCGCCTCGAAGTCCGACCCGGTTTGCTTCGCGGCGTACCCGAGCGTCTGCAACGCCTCCGTGCTCGCCCCGGTCCGCGTGGAAGCGTCCTTCACCTGGCTGGCGTATTCCACAAGCGACTTCGTGTAAGCCACAATCGCCGCGGTGCCGAACGCCGCCGCGAACTGGCTCTTGAGCGCGGATCCGAACCGTTGCGAGGTCGTCGCAGCGGCCTTGATTCCAGCATCAAAGCCGGTTTTATCGAGGCCCAGCTTGGCGATTAGGGAGAACAGTGCCATTTAGTTTCAGTTTCTCGGCGATTCGGTTCGCCACTTCCTGCGCTTCCTGGATCGCGCTCTTGTCGCGGATGGTGCATTTGTCCTCCATCGCTTGCAGGACCACGTAATCGAACAGGCACCGACCCCACGGCCGGTCGACCAGCTCGGCTTCCGTCAACGTGGTCTTGGACATGAGCGCGAGTTGCACCGCGTGAACGGATTCAATTTGGGAACCTCCTATCCGGTCCGCCTCCACATCGTAATAAGGAAGCTTGGAACCCGCTTCGATGTAGTGGGTGAACTCCCCGGCTTTGGTCTTCAGCTCCACGGGATGAACCTTGAGCCGCAGCAACCGTCTCCACCAGACATCGCCGGTTAGCTTGCGATGCCACTGCGCCATGAACCGCGGCAAATCAGGCTCGTTGAATGAATCGACGGCGGCCCGATACTTCTGGGCGCAAATGAATACGGACACTGCCAAATCTTCGTACCCCACCGGACCACCGACAACGAAGGCGGATTCGACGCGATGCAGAAGCAGCATGTGCCCGAGGCTGAACGGACGCAGGCGCAAGCCGAGCAGGGTCACCGGCTCGGGAACCTCCGCCAGATAGAAATCGTTCGGGGGCATTCATGTTTGCGGCGAACGCCAGTTCGCCGCTACGAGATAAGCGTCGTGATGTCGTTGCCTTCGTCGCCGGTTTCGAGTTCGAGGTCGATGGTTTCCACGCCGTCAACGGTTCGGTTCGCCCGCGATGAAATCAGGTTGTAAGTCCCGTCGAGAATCGTCCCCGAATCGTCCGTGAGCGAAACCGTCGTTCCGGTCGCCGGCATGTAGGTATCCGCCGAAGTGCGCGCGTTCGCGACGGTCGACCCGGCCGGCACGACCGTAATCGTGGCGGTCTTCTTGAACGCGGAGAAGATCACGGCTTTGATGGTTCCGCCGTTGTCCTTCACTTCCACCTTCTCCGATGCGCGCGAAAACGAAACCGTTTGCGGATATCCATCCGTAGCCGCCCGCACGATGCCGGCGGTGAACACGATTGCCCCCACGCTCCAAACGACGCCTGTTCCTTTGATTGCGGCTGCCATAAAGTTAGATGTCCGATGCGCAGCAATAAACCGTGAGCGTCAGCTCGGACAGGAATGCCCGGTCCTCCACCTCGTGGTTGTATTGCACGTTGTGAATCCCCAATGCGGTGAAGTCCGATTGCTGCGCGGAAAGGTTCGCCGCGGCGTCCACATCACGGAACACGTCCACCGCGCCCGCGACATACGCCCGATGTTGGTCGAGCGTCGCATCGTCCGAACTGGTCTGGATTTGCAACGTCAACACCATGTTGAAATTGCCGGTCCCGATTGGGGTTTCTTCGCCTTGTTCGGCCTTGGCAATCAGCGCCGGCCGGGACTGCTCGGCCTTGCTTTGACCCGTGAACCCGACAAGACCCGCGATGGGATTCGCGGCGAGGAGCGCCACGGCGGCAAGTTCGAGTTTGTTTGGCAGATCGCCAAAGGCCATGGCCGCCGCCTATGGTGCGGGTTTGGGGCGTGCAAGGGGAAAATCCCGGAAGTCCGGCTCGGCTACTGGTTCACCCGCCCTGCACCGTGGCCAGCCTTCGGAGTTCCTTTATGAACTTCTCCCGCAAGTGCCGCTCCATCTCGAATTTCTCATCCGCCAATGCTTTGACCAGCCCGGCCTCCGCAATCGGCATCGGGTTGTGCGGCCCTTTCGCCTGGAATCGGCCGCCGCCCCCGATCAGCGCGGTATTCGTCGCCGAGGCTACTATCTGGCGCAACGCAGTGGCGCTCGCCCCCTTGGCGGGAAGCGCAGACCCTTTCGGCCGCCCCGCCGTTACAATCCCCTTCGTGTTGAAAATCACGCCGGACTTGAATTTCACGAATGGGATTAGTTGCCGCACTGCCCATGTCCAACCGGAAGCGATAAACGCAACAGACCTGCGCCTTGCCGCGATGAGTTTCTGAGCTGCCGCTTCCAGAGCGTTTCCATGCAGCATATAATCCGCCCCGGCGTAATCCCTCCTCCGCGCGTTCACGATTCGGGCCGCAAATGAATCTTCCCGAAGGACGGCCCGGCCCTTGCTCCTCCTCCCGCGAAGCAGCCGATCTCGCTTTTTGGTGTATTTCAACTGCGTCCCGACCTGTCCAAGCACTTGCGCGATTTTATCCGGGTCGGCTTTCTTCGTGAACTTGATTGCCTTGATGACCACCGCGAAGAGCCGGCCGTTGATGACGTCGACCGCGGTTCGCGAGCTTTGCTTCACGATCTCCTTCAGGACCGTGTTGAATTGCGTGGTGTCCAGGGTGACGGTCGGTTTCACGGAGCCGGATTAAAGATAATCCAGTCGAATCGGTTGGCGTCCGCCCCGCTGGCTGAATGCACGCGGAAGCTTGTCCCGGCTATGATGTTCGATGCGGATAGCCCTTGCGCTGCGTTCGCGGTGCAAACGGAAATCAGCATGATTCGCGAGTTGGTCGCGACGGCGGTCGTCGATACGGTCGCCGCTCCGCTTGTGAGCTTGCCCGTTCCCATCGTCGCGTTGCTCCCTTCCTTCACCTTGAACCCGCCCCCGGCCGCGCCCACTGCGATGTGCGGGCCGGCTACTTCGTTCGACGAGCCCACGTTGATTCCCCCCATGCCCGTAAAGTGGATCGGTAATACCGCCGTGAACTCGTCCGGGTCGTCCGCCAGAAAGCTCAATCCCGCATTCGTGCTGTAATTGAAGAAGCGCGCGTAACTGGATGCCCCGATGATATTCGTGTTTCCAGCCATCGCGGTCCTCGTGATTTCGGTGCCGTGCAGTTGGACAAATCCGCCGCTCGTCGGGTGCACGAAGCCTGCTGTGTTCGTCCCGGCCGCTTGCCAGGTGCACCCGTAAAAGTTCGCTCGCGCTGTCCCGGATGCGTTGAATACCTGGTTCGCGTTTGCGTTCGTCGCCGTGAAGTCGCATGAGTAGAAATCACAGATTCCATTCCCCGCATGGTTCAAGCAGGTGGCCGATGCCGCCGAAATCGCGTCAGCCAGCACCACTCCCTGTAGATCGGCCACCAGGATGGTATTGAAGAATTTCAGCCGGTGTACCGCGCTTCCCTGCACGGCCACCGTATCCCATTTCCCCTCCGCCCTTGAATTGTAAACCTCCCAGGAGCAAGCCGCATTCGTCACCACGTAAAAGCCATCGCTGTCCGCGCGCATTCGCACGTTGCTGATTGTTGCGTTGGTGAAGGCTTGCCCGTAGTAAACGGCGCATCCGATGGGAGCCTGATAGACCGTCGCGTTTGTCCCTATGATCGTCAGATTCGCCACGAAGGATGTCGACCCGGGATTGATGATGCATCCGTTCGTTTGAATCGACCCTCCGCCGTAGATGTAGGTGACATCACGGCCGGCCCCGACCAGGTTTACCCCGTGCGGTAGGCGAATGTGCTGAGTGCCCAAGTCGTATCCGCCTTGCGACAAGTAGAGGGTCGTCCCCGCCGTCGATGCGCTTGCAATCGTGGCAAGGCTTGAGCCTGGCGGATAAACGCTCGTCCCCGTCAAATTGCTGGACGCGATCAACTGCGTTGAGTTCGTCCCGAGTGCCGGGATTTCAATCAGGATGAAGCTGCCCGCGGGCGCCCGGTTTGTTTGCGGGAGTTGTCCGATGAAGATGTCTTGAGCGGCGGCTAGCGCCGGCAGGAAGATAATGGCTGCGAGCGCCAGTTCGCAGCTACGGAATCGGAATAGACGTCGTTTCATGAGCCGTGGCTGATTACGATTCGGCGGCCTTCGCCGGTCAGGAGCCCGCCGCCAGTTCCGGCCGTTCCGCTGCCCGGGAGCAATCCGCCCGTGATGGAATGGTCGTCGTGAAGCTCAATCATGAGCGGCGATTGCGGGAAGTCCCGGCGCACGACACCGATTCGCCAGCCGACTCCGCGGAAGTAGGCGATTCCGCCTTGCTCGGGCGGCGTCGCGAGTTCGTTCCGGTCGATGAGCACGGTGCACTTGGCTTGGTTGTCCAATCCGCCCATCTCCCATTCGTTCGCGTTCTCCGAACGTGGGCAGAGACACGGGTAAGCCACCCCGCCAATCGTGACCTCCTCAGTCGGGAAATCGCCGAACATGAAAGCCTGGTCGGATAGCAGCTGGGCGGCGGTCATAAAATCAAAAAGGGCGGCGGCACCTATGCGGCCGCCGCCCGGGTTGGGGCACCTGGCAGAGTCAGCGAGTGGCCTTTACCTTTTCGGGGCGGGTTGCCCGCGTTTCGATTTCTTCCGGTGCGACGAATGTTCCAACGGATCCGTCGATCTCGGTGTCCTTCGACAAATTCAGCCGCTTGATGGTCGCCGAGTCCACCACATCGCCTTTCCGGGCAAGGACGAAGGTTACGCGCTTGTCGCCTTTGCCCACGACGGTCTTTCCGTCCGCGGCCACGAACAAATCTTCCGTGGCCACGAGGTCGACTCGCTCGGAAACTCGAAATGCTTTTGCCATAATCAACGAGTGGTGATGTAGAACTGCTCCACGAACAGCGTGCCGGCCAGCGAGGAGCCGATCAGCCCATTCGTTTGCATCACATCCTTGATGCGCACCGCGCCCACATTTCCAATCGTGGCGCTCGTTGGAGTCACGAAGTTCGTGTAATAAACGTTCGTTGCGACCCCGCGGGGCAATTGTACCACGGTCACGTTGTTGTTCGTAATCGCGTTCACTCCATCGGCGGAGAATTCCAGCGTGAACCAAACATTCGTGGTAAGCGCGGCGTTCGTGGCGAAGCTCTTTATTGCTACGCCGAAGCCTTGTGGCCCGACCGGAATCCAGCGGGCTTGCGTGGTCGGGACGTTCGTGGCCGCTCCGCCGCCGGCCGCGGGGCGGATTTCCCAGGTGCCGATGTTCGTGACGGCGTTGTAAATCGTCACGGTCGATACCGGACCGCCGCTCACTTGCGCCTTCGTGTTCGACGCGATGAAGATGAACGTGAGCACGGCGGCGCCAATCGCTACGCCGGCCAGAAGTTTTCGGAAGTTCATGGGTATTTTAGTTTGCGGTGAACGCCTGTTCGCCGCTTACGGATTATGGAATATCGGTGATGGCGCAGAACTTATTGGGTTGATACACCGCTAACGCCAATCTCTGTTCGGCGAGGATCGTCAGAATATTGCTCTGGAACTTCGTTCCGTCGCTGTTCGTGGTCTTGAGGGTCAAACCCATCCGCCGGAAGATTTGCGCCCCGGTTCGGAAGGCGCCGCAAACCGCCGTGCCTTGCGTGATGGATACCGTCGAAACAACCGGCAAGCCCCACATCGAACCGACGTTGGAATAACCTCCGACGCCGTAGGGAGCGTAACCCGGGCCGCCGAACAGGTATTGACCGTTGCCGTCCTTGGCGAGCTTGGCAGAAAGCCAGTTCGCCGGGTGGACGATGAATGCATCCGGCATTGCGAACCCGGAGCCGGCCGCCCCTTCCACGTTCGCCTTCGCGCGCAAATACTGGTCGATGGTGTTCAGCGCGCCGGAAATCGTCTGGATGCCCGAGGTGTTCAGGATGCCGACGATCTGGTTGCTCGCGTTCAAGCCCGTCAGCAAGTGCTGGTCTTCTCTGGCCTGGACCATGTAGCCGAGCCGGGCGTTCACGTAAGCTTGAGCCTGGCTGAAATCGGCGAGCATTTCCTCGGTGACATCCGACCACACCGCGACTTTTCGGACGAGCCCGTCAATCACGCCCAGGTCAAGGGTCGCTTCGGGTTTCGCGGAGCCTTCCGTTACGGCCGTGGCCGCATTCGTGAAGGTGGACTCCCGAACGTAGCGGACCACATCGCCGGTCGTCGTCCCCTGGGCGAACAGGTCGGAAACGAAAAGCGGTTGCTGCCCGAGCACGTTGATTTGCTGGAAAATGTCGATGTTCGCGCCGGAGGTCCCCGCGAGCCCTTCCGTGGTCGCGCTCAAAGCCGTGCGGGTGTTGATGTAGCGGAACGAGGATTCGTCCGGCAGTTCCAACTGGATTCCGCGGAACTGCTTCGCGCCGACCATCGACCGGTAGTGCTCCGAGTTGGTGAACAGTTCGCCCAGGCTCTTGCGGTTGTTCGACCGCTTGCCTTGGCCGATGGCCGGGGCGGAAATGTCCTCGCGGGGCGGAGTCTGGATCAGCTCCATGATCTTCCGCTGGAAGGCGACGATGGGCACCTTGTCCTTGATGCACTTCGCGGTGTATTCCACGATTTGCGGGTGCGTTCGCTGGTAGTGCGCGGCGAGCGACATCATCTCCATCGCTTCGTTCATCTGGCGCGAGAAATCTTCCCGCGTCACAATTGCCGGCGCTTCGGGCGTGCCGCCTCCGCCGGATTGGTTTCCATTCGGGCCGGCGTCGGCATGGCGTTTGAAGGAGCGTGTGGACGTGAACATAAGTTGAGCCTCTGTTTCCTGCCCTGTGTCGGATCTCTGAACCCTCGCGGTTGGATCGGCAGGAATTGCCACGAAGGAAATTTCAAGGGGAAGCCATCGGATTGCCCGATACTCTTCCTTCTCTTCATCAACCTGGAATTTCTCGACTCGGTAGCCAACGGAAACCCATCGAACGGTCCCGTCCGCCACTTCGTTCATCATCTGTTCGCCGATGGGCGACTTGGCGAATCGGATTTCAGCTTCGGCGGTTCGTCGGTCCGTCACCCGGCCGGACTCGGTGATTCCGCATCGCTGCCGCGGGTCATGTTCCACGAGCACGGCCGCGCCGGCGCTCACGCGGGACAGGTCGACCGAGGAAGGATCGCAATCGAGGATTTCGTTGCCCTGCTTGTTGTAATCGAACCACCTTCTAACCGGTGTCTCGCTGGCGAATTGGACCCGGACGGTCCGCTTGGTCGTATCGAGGGAATCGCGACGAACTTCGTAGCCCCGGTAAAGGGTCGGCAGTTTCAATGTCGCGGCGCTTGCCATCTGCCGCGCCGCCTATGGTGCGACCTAACCTCGCGCAACAACTATTTTTCTCCCGTTCCCATTGTTGCTCCCGTTGCCGGTCGCGGCCGGCTCCGGTTCGGACGGCCGAACCGCCGCTGGCTTCTCCTCAATGGCCAACTCCACGCCGAGTTCCTCGGCCAACTCTTCCTCATAGGCTATCTGCGTGAGCGTCTCTTCCAGGTCCAGCTCGCTGTCGCTTTCGTCGATGATGGAATCGCGAGTCCGCAAGCGGAGTTCGATTTCCAGCTTCTTCGCCTGCAAATCTTTCTCCGGGTCGACCCAATCCCACCGGCGCCCTCGGAATGCCGCCCGGCTTATTTGCGACCACCTCGACATCGGCAGCGCGATCGCTCCGTTCGTAATCGCGGTCGCAAGCCACATCTCGAAAATCGGCACCATCAAATGCTCGATCATGTGCGCTTGCATCTTCTTAAACGTTTCGCGTTCGTCCAGGGCGCCCGTGCGCATCGATGAGAAGCTTGCCTTGGTCAAATCGCCGACGAGCGTCGCATAGCTCATGTCCATTCCGGCGCAGATTTGGAGTTCGGTGTCGCGAACGAAATCGCCGAATTGCTGCGTCGGATGGGTCGGGTCGTAGGGGATGAAGTTCGCCCCTTTCGGCAGAACATCGTTCTGGCCGGGCTCGGAGTCGCCCAGGATCGCGCCGGTCTTTTCCACACCGGTTTCGCCGACGGTCTGCTCGTTCTCCCCGGCGTAGGGCGCTTCGCCATCGTCGCCGGGAGTGAAGTAGCCGCCTTTATTCGCCGCCGCTCGCGAGGCGATAATTTCGGATTCGATGTAATGCTCCAGGTGATTCATCGCCAGCATCGACGGCGCTGCCCACGGAACGCCCCGGCATTGGCCGTCCCGTTGCTTCACGAAGTAGTGAATGATTTCCTCGGCCGGAACGCGGATGCGCTTGTAGACCCGCCCGCCGAACATCATATCCTGCGGATGCTCCGTAAGCAGGTGGTAAGCGACGGTCTTATATTTCCGATTCTTCTCGACGCCCATCACCACCTTGTTCCCGTTGCCGAGCATCTCGTTCATGTTGGCATCGAGGTAATCGATCTCCAATGTGCCGAGCGTGAATCCGAAGGCGTTCACACCCGGGTCGATGACGGGGCGAATCAGGTATCCGCCATCGCGTGCGGCGGATCGGAGCGTCAATCGGGTCATCTCGTAGAGCGACGCTTCGCCGGTCTGCGAGCAATTCTTCGGGCGGGTCCATTCCCGCCAGGCTTCCTCAATCAGCTTGCGCGCGGTCAGGTCCGGCCGGCCATTGCTGAACGCGGCCTTGCTTTGCAGCGCGAAGCCTACCCCGGACTTGAGCACGTTCTTTTCCAGCGTGTTCAGGTAACGCATCATCAGTGACGAGCGCCGTTCCAAGTCCCGGCTCCGCTCCATCAGCGTTTCGATGTCGTATCGGATTTCGCTGTTGGCGTTCCCTCCGAAGGTGGACCAATCCTGCGTTAAGCGATTTGAGGCGGCGGCCGCGTAGCTTCTGGTTCGTTGTGGGTTGTTCGTTGTTCGTTGTGGAACTTGCCGAAATGCCCGCAGCGCCGACTTGAACCGCTGGAATATCGTTTTCATCGTGGGGTGCGGAAGCGGGTTAGAACGCGCTGTTGTTTGCCGCTCAACCGGGCGGCTTCGGCGGCAATTGCGGACACGAGCATTGCCCGGGCTTTCAACGCTTCTTCCAGGGTGCGAATCTCCGAGGTCACTCCGCCGTAGGAATAGCGGATGACGTTCCGGGGCGCTTCGTTCGCCTCGATGGACGCTTCCACCAGGGCGAGCACGCGCTGCAGGTAGGTCCGGCCGTCGTAAGCCGTCGCGGTCGACGGGTCGGCCAGAATCGTCATCGGCCCGGCGTAAATCTCGTAGCGCTCATCGGCGTCCGAAACGTAGCCGATCATCCAATGGTCGCCGGCGGTCCAGGCCGCGGTGGTGGCTGCGAGCACCCGGATTTGGAACGTGGCGCCGCTCGCCGTGGCCGTGATGGTCCGAACGGTGCCGGAGGTTTGCGGGAGGATTTTGTAGGTCAGCGTCCACGAAGCGGCCGAGTGGTCGCCGATGGACTTGTCCCAGATGAGCGAATCGCCGAGGCGGAACTGGACGGGCTCGATTAGCGGTGTCGGATCATGCGGCACGGGAGCCGCCTATGGTGCGACTCGGGAAAGGGCAATCTTGGATTTTCCCGGGCTCTAATCGAATGGAATGGCATCCCCGTACGGCACGTATAGTGGGTGCTCTGGAAAACCAGAAGCGGTCATGCGAAGGCAATACAGCTTCACGCCCGCGTCAGAAAGCCATTGCCGAACGATTTTATCCATAGCCATGTGCCGCCCATTCACGCCCCATGCGGCCACGACGATTCCAGCCTTAGCGGCATACTCCTGAAGGCATCGAAGATTGGCCCTCCCAACGGGGTTTTCCTCGTGCTTCATCACTTTCGGGTCCGTGGCTCGAAAGGCAAACAGATTCGTCATGCACAGCGCCCCATAGCCCCATCGCTTCGCAAAGCCAATGCACTTGCGGATTGTGGGGTCATCCTTGGTTTCATCTGCTGTAGATGGATTCAGGCCAATGAACATTGCGTATTCGCCTGCGTCCTTGAGTTGTTTAAAGCCATCGAAGCCGTCTTCAGGAGCGCCTAACGGCAATGCCGGAAAGTCCCAGTCCCGCCACAGCGTGTAACGATATTGACGACATGGAGAGAATTGCGTTTTTCGCTCAATGGGATGAGCCCTTTGCGTAGATTCCAATTCAACAGCTTCCGAGTTCGCCGCTACGAGGTCCATTTGCGGCGGAATTTGGGGGTGACGAGGCGGAAGGCTTTGCGCGGCTTCGCTGGACGGGGGTCGCTCGGGACGGGCTTGTCCGGGGCTATCGCCTTCGGGTCTTTCTCGCGGACTTTGGCGGCGATGGCTTTCAAATCGGGATTCAGAATTTCGACGGCGGCCAGTTGGAGCACCTCCATATCAAGTGCTTCGTTTCTGCTCCGAATCTTGTGCCATTCGGTGAAGTTGTAGCCGCGTTTGCGCACAATCTTCGGCGCTTCGGCCCCGAGTTGGGCGAAATATTCTTCATCGAATCCATGGCCTATCGGGTAGTGGCAGAATCGCGGGCCGGGCTCCGTGAGCCTCAAGCGCGCGTGGAGCGTCGTTTTCGCGACCGATGTCCCGATGAGCTTGAGGCAGATTCCTTTTTTCGGCCGGCGATTCGAGACGAGTGCGCTATCAGGTCGCGACGCACCTTTTGTAGCGTAGACGCCAGGGCCGATTTCGTACGGCTGTCTAGGTCGGACAAAGCGATACACGGGATCAGCAAATCCAGCATCGTTGCTTTGGCCTCCGGAGTCGATGAGACAAATTGGAAGATGCAGTTTTTCCAGAACTGGATGGGTGAATTCTTGGGCAATCCATTCATGAAGCTTTTGCCATACCTCTTTCTTGTGCGGGTCGCCAAGCAAAATGTCGTGCCGGATTCCCCAGGATTCAAAGCCGAGTCCCCAGCCTTTCACCAGGCACTCGAGCCGGTCGCCTTGCACATCGACGGATGCAGTAAGTACCAGAACGGACTTGGGGAGGTCGGGGCCGTAGCTTTCGCGTCGCGCCACGAGTGGATCGGTTTCGAGCCTCGTCCAGCGGTGGCTTGAGCACTCGGCGAGGAAGGTGTTTTGCCAGACATCAATCGAGCCTTCTTTCTTCGCTTTGAGGAATTTGACGACGAATTCATGCAGGTAACTCCGGTAAGCTTTCTTCTTCCCCATCACGCGATACAAGCCGGAAAGATGGTAGCCGCGCCGAAGCATCCCCGGCTGGCGGGCGACCCACTTGCCTTGCATGACCATCCGAACGCGGTCGAAGTCGCTCAGCTCGGCCTGGCAGCCTTCGCAGACGTAGCAGGCTTTTTCCGGGGCGCTAAGTTCGGTGCCATCGGGTTGGCGCCACGTCCATCGGACTTGCGCCCATTTGAGGATTTGCCATTGTGAACACCGCGGACATGCAACGTGCCACTGCCTCTGGTCGCTGTCGTTGAATAGAATCTGAATTCGGCTTCCTGTGAACCCCCCGCGGCCGTCGTCCTCGGGTTCCTGCGTCGGGGTGGATGCTTTGAGAAATATTGCATCATGGAAGTTAGCAGCCGTTTCGTCTGCCTGAGGAACTGGGTCGCCTTCGCTGTTTGGTTTGTCGGAGTCGATTTCGTCTTGAATTACGATTCGGCAGGAGAGTTGGCGAAGCGCGCTTGCCGAGTTCGCGCCGACCATTGAGATACTTCCTCCGGGGAAGAGCTTGGAGAAAATCGTGTTGCCGGAGTCGCGGGAGCGGTGGGGCGCAATCTTCCGGCGCAGGCAGGGCGTCTCGCGAATCATCGGCGTGAGCTTCTTTTGCGAGAAGTCCGCGGCCTTCTGCCGGGTCGGATATTTCACGAAGATGTTGCTCGGGTCGGCGTCGATGCCGTAGCCGACGAGGTTTTCGATTATCGTGGTTTTGCCGAGCTGGCGCGCCCATTCGAGGATTACTTCGCTCACGGTCGGATCGGTCAACGCTTCCATCGGCTCGCGCTGGTAGGGAAGGCGGTCGGACCGATATTTGCCGGGCTCGGCGGAGGAGCCGCGGGCGATTTCGCGATTGGCGTCCGCCCAGGTGGCCACGGTGAACCGCGGCGGCGGCGCGAGCAGGGCGAGGGCTCTATTCTGGCAGGCTCGGGCTGGGGTCATGCATATCGCCGGAATTTTAGCTGTTTGGTTGCATGGTCCACGCGGTATTCGACAATTTTCCGAGTTGAGTTCTGTTCTACTATCAAACGGACCACCGCAGTTGTCTTTGCAACGCGGATATATGGCGACTTTCGCCACTCCGCATCCAAAAGCAGCGGCCCATTTATGATTTGATACCGTTCGTCAGGCGTCTGACTTGGCCGGCTCATTGGATTGAGGATGGGATATAACTCAGGCGGCGGATTCGGGCTTAGTGGTGTCATTGCTGAAATAATCCATCCCGCGGGCGAGGAGCGCGAGCACCTCTTCGATCTCCCGGCGGATTTCGGCTTCGATGGCCGCTTCGTCTTTCAGATACGGAATGCGGGGCGCGAGTTTATTCGCTATCCGCAGGAGCACGCCGCGAATCAGAAGGATGACTTCCGCCCACGCCTGGTCGACTTCGGCCACGGGGATTACTTCTCGCTTTTCGCGGGCTACGGCGGAGGCGAGCAGCTCGTTTTTGAGTTCAAGGCCGCGGTGCTTTTCGCGGGCGCCCTTGCTCTTACCGATGCGCGCGCGCATCCACGCAAAGGCGGCTTTGATGTTCGACTGCCGCGGGAAGCGTTCGTCTTCCTTCGCGAAAATTCCCTGCTCTACCATGTGCGAGATCCGCGATGGGTCGACGTCGAGGAGTTCGGCCAGCTCTTCACGGGTGATGAAGGCAATTGCGTCGCGGAGGCGGTCGAGTTCGGTCATGTGTGGTCGATGGTATCCTGCCAGTCGGCTTTCCACTCCGGCGGGATGTTTGATTCGCCGTTGCCCAGCGTGGTCATTGGCCCCCACCCCTTTCGCCGTGGAGCACGAAGCTTCTGGCGCTCGCAAAAGGCCCGAAACGCCGCCCGCTCGGCCGCCCGCCTGGCGTGGAATTGGTGGCCTTTACCGGAACTTTTCTTCGCCACGGACCAACGTTATCGCTCAAGCCGCCGCACCCCGTCAAATCATAAGTGAAATGCTTATGATGTAAGCCGTTGCGCATTTGGCAATTACTGTGACATTGGCAAATCATTGAATCACTGGCTTTTCGACGAAATGTTTGGAACC